TATTAATACCACCCATGTTATTTTTTTTTCTATCTGCAACATCAAACTCATCTAAAGTTTTTGCATAATCTGCTTCGTCTTTTGCTTTCTTTAAAAGTTCTTCTGTTTGTTTTATGATTGCATCATATTCTCCAGCGCCTTCTGTTTTAACTTTTAACTCAGGCATATCTCTTCTAAATATTTCTTCGTAGTTTTTAAATGATGTACCTTCTTTTAATGCATCAGCCATATCGTCTGCAGCTTGTAAAGCATCTTCTCCGTAGTATCTTCTAAATACATCTAT